GCTATTAGTTGAGGGTGTTTGTCCATAGCCGGAGCTACGACGCAACTGATAAACCCGCAATCTACCAGTCGTACCCAATCCGGTCCCCCTGTGGTAAGCTAATACCACCCCTCGACAAGAAGGGAATAAAATTAGCGGTGTGGCAGGTTCAAACGAGGCGTGTCTAATATTCAGTGACGCTACCAAGTAGCGCTCCCTGGATGCAACTCCAGGGCACCCTAACGACCATCGTACCCCCCTACCTTGAGACAGTGGGTCTAACAAACGTAGACACTGAAAGGGTAGGCTCACACCAACTAATAATAACCGATCTGAGACCGGCCACAGGCAATGGGAAGTGCCACTAAACTTTCCCGGAAACAAGGGCCAGCGAGACGACTTCCCGCCGAAGTGCCTCCAACCTTATTTCCGCTCTTTCTTCTTCCACAGTGACGAACTCCTCCGGAAGGAGAAACCACTGTGCCGACTTTTCGTTTACCGATGTTAAGCGGCGTGGCTTCCAGTGTCGATATGAAAGCCGCCCAAACGGCCGACCAAACCTATCACGATAGGAATGGGGCGTCTGGTAACGATAACTCCGACGTACAAACCCTACTGACGGGGAAAATACGTCTCTCTTCAAACCTACCCTCCGACCTTCAGCCCAAAACAAGTCCCGAAGAGACTCGGCTTCTAGGTCCGTCGGATCCCTGCCATAGATCCGGCGCAACGATGTCTCATCCTGCCGCCACGCGGTAGTAGGCAACACCGAGAAGTAACGGTGCGACATCCCCTGCTCCCTTTTGTAAGCAGGGTAGGTCCAGTGACCTAGTTGTGAGGGTAGAAAACCCCAGTGCCTCCCGATCCGCGCCCTTTGGTACGCGGTAACCCAAGCTCCACCGGACTTCAAAACCGCCTCGGCGATATGAAGTTGGCCAGGGTAATCAGAGGCACCACCTCCTCTCCGAAGATGACGCACTTCGCGCCATTTCCCTCTACAACGAAGAAACGCAGTGGAATTGACTTCCACGACGTCTTCGGCCAAAATCGACTTATCACTGTTTAAGCGGTATCCCGAGGGATAGTCAGCAGCAGTGATACCCCGTTCCGCAGAAATGACACAGTCATCACCATTAACGAGGAATTTGGCATGTGGATCAAATGCGGCCGCCCAGGTGGCTCCGACATACGATTGAACACAAAGTAAAGGAAAAGAGAGGTAGGTCCCCATCATCTGTCCGTGCGACACACTCTTAATGCTACCGTCCAAAGCTTCGAACCGAAGCTTCAAAGAGGCCTTTGCTAACCGACGCAAAGGCAACGGAATCTTTTCCGAGGAAAAGAAAGCATTATCGAGTATGATCTCCGCCACAGAGTGAGGGAGATTGTCAGTTGCATTAACCAAATCCACGGAGGTTTGGACACGGTTAGCACAGACAGACGCCATCCGTTCTTCGGTCGGAGGACCGCAAAGCAACCATTCGAACTTGCGCAAGTGGGCGTACATGCACTTGTGTAATGGCCCGAGAAGGTCGATCCGCTCATCAGGAATGAGCATAGGACGACACTTCCCCGCCGAATGGATGTCTTTGTAGCGGCCGTGGATCACCGGTTCCAATCCCGATGTCTCACTAGTACAGCCACTAAAGAACTCTTCTCTCCTGCCCGACCACAAGTGATCGGCCCTACTTAGCAAGGGCTTACGGGCGGAAGGATTGGGAAGAAATGAGCCGACAAAGCTCAAGTACTTCCGATCCCACCCAGGAGGGAATATCTGAGCCGACACACGACGAACGTGGTCCAGAAACTCAAGGGATGGAGGGGGGGGTTGAGAGAGCGCGTTCTCTTCCCATCGAGAACGCGCTGAGGGAGTGTGTAGACGGCAACCTCCGGGAAGGTTGCGTTTAATTGAGGCCATACTGTGAGCTAGCTCCCAGCGTTGGCGTCTACCCAGTCTCTGCAGGCGACAGAGACCGTCAATCCCCCGACCGGCCTGGCGCCGAGGGAAACTTACAGGATCACGCTCCTTACCCTGTAAGAGAAGAAAAGAGAGCAGGCGGGAAAGTTCCGGGACTGAACAGTCGGGAAGTTCGCAATATGGCAAGCCATATCGAACCCGAATCACTGTCAGTCCACTGTGGATGACCTGCTTGACATTGGCCTCAAAGCGTACGCAATGAGGACAAGGTCGTTTAACCGGTAAACCGCTGGCGGATTTATCACCGGTGCCCGTTACGTGGGCAATACGGCTAACCGATCTCGATCGGCGAGAGGGCAAAGTGTTCGAAAGAATACTCGTTGCTCTCATTCCCTTAGCG